TTGTAGTTGGTACTAACTGGAAAGTAATTGCAACCGATACTGATGGTAATGTGGGTACTTTTGTTGGAGCAACTCCATTTGCACCACAAGACCTTAATGGTGATGGGTTTGTAGATTATAGAGATTTAACCGAAAATTTAGTATTGGGCTGGGTTAAAAATGTAGTAAGTGGTTCAGCTCCTACTTCATATTGGGACCACATCAATGGACAAATCACAAAAGAAATAGAAGCTAAAAAGTATCATAGAATAACTGTTAGTGATGCTGATTTACCTTGGTCCCCTACATCTGGTAGTAATTTATACGGAGCAGACCCTCAACCGGTATAGTAGTACAAGCGATTTTATATACAATGTTCAAAATGCAGATTTATAAACAAATTTGTGTTTTGAACATTTTCTTTATATTTATATGAGTATTAATGTAACTATTTACAAATATACATTCAAAACACAAATCGGAGAAATAAAATGGCAGAAAGAATCGTATCACCCGGCGTATTCACAAGAGAAAATGACCTATCCTTCTTAGCGCAAGGAGTAGGTGAAATTGGAGCAGCATTTATAGGACCTTTCAAAGAAGGGCCTGTTTTTGTACCAACAATTGTGAGAAGTCAATCAGAGTTTGAAGAAATGTTCGGAAAACCTGATGGAACTTATTATACTGAATATGCAGTACAAAACTATTTAAGAGAAGCTGGTACAGCAACAATCGTAAGGGTTGGTGGAATCGGTGGATATCAACAAATTGAACCATTGGGTATATTTGCATCCAACGGAGCTGGTGCAGCTAGATTAGTTGCAACATTACATTCAACTAAAACTGGTGATGAGAAAGTAGGTTTCCCATCTGCAGTTATTGCTAGTAATAATACAGCAGCTAACTCTGGTTCATTCTTATTATCATCTTCATTTGGTTGGATATCATCATCTATATTACCAAAAAATACAAACGATATTTCTGATGTATTTGGTGAATCTACTTTTGGTAGTAAAACCGCATATGCATATACATACTTTGAGTATTTTGCATCATCATCATTTAGTAATCCATCTAACGGTACTATAATGAGCGTTGAAACATTACCAACTCAGGACTTTGCATTTGATGCATCAGCAGCTGAAACTCCAGTGGTTAAATCTCAATTAGTAGATGGTACAAGATATAATCTATTTAAGTTCGTAACCAAAGGACATGGTACAGGATACAATACTAAATTTAAAGTTGGTATTTCAAATGTAAAAGCAGCTGGTGAAGATGCTTCTACTGATTATTCTACATTTACTGTAACGATTCGTTCATATAGTGATACGGATAAAAGAAAGACTGTTTTGGAATCATTCCAAAATGTAAACTTAGACCCTAATTCAGCAAATTATATTGCTAGAAGAATAGGTGATAGATATTTTACAATTGGTGATACTGGAAAAATTACTGAATTTGGTAATTATTCAAATCAATCAAAATATATAAGAGTTGAAGTTCAAAATACTACTGATTTGGCTGGACCTGGTTCATACCCAATATCAGCAGCACCATTTGGACATGGGGCTTATACAAACCCAATTGAAGCAACTAATAATGCACAAGCATTAAGATTACCATCTGTAGTTTATCAAACAAACTCAGCAGGTAACACTTCATCATCTCCAGTATATTATGCTGGTATGGATTTTGAAAGTGAAGGTATATCTGGTGATAACGCTCAGTTCTTAAAACCAATTCCTGTTGGAGCACAAACTGGTTCAAATCTTGATTTTGGATTTGATGGTAATATAAGTGGTATAGGATTAACATATCAAATTACAGGTTCATCAGCAACTGATATGGTTAAGAGACAATTTGTATTAGGTTTCCAATATGGATTTGATGGTTTAAACCCAACATTAACTGTAGCAAAACCTGGAGATGCAGATTGGGGTCCGGGTAACACTCAGGGATTCAATTGTTCAACATCAGCAACATCTGGTTCGGTAGCTTACAATAAAGCATTAAACGCAATTTCAAATCCTGATGAGTATGATATTAATATGTTAGTAACTCCTGGTATTGTAAGAAGTTTACATCCATCTATTGTTACTAAAGGTATTGATATTTGTGAAGATAGACAAGATTGTTTTTATATAGCTGATTTTGTTGATTATAACGCAACTATAACAGGTGTAACTGAAGCAGCTAACGCGGTTGATACAAACTACGCAGCAACTTACTATCCTTGGGTTAAAACAATTGATACTAACACAAATAAATTAATAACTGTACCACCATCAGTATTGATGCCGGCTGTATTCGCTGCAAACGATAGATTAGCAGCTGAATGGTTCGCACCTGCTGGTTTGAATAGAGGTGGTATTACTGGAGCAGTTTCAGTATTAGATAGATTAACACATGCTGAAAGAGATACTCTATATGAGAACAAAGTAAATCCAATCGCAGCATTCCCTGGACAAGGTATTGTAGCATTCGGACAAAAAACATTGCAAGATAGAGCATCAGCATTAGATAGAATCAACGTAAGAAGATTACTTATCACAATGAAGAAGTTTATAGCATCTACATCTCGTTTCTTAGTATTTGAACAAAATACTACTGAGACAAGACAAAGATTCTTGAACACTGTTAATCCTTACTTAGAGAGCATACAACAAAGACAAGGTTTGTACGCATTCAAAGTAGTAATGGATGAAACAAACAATACACCTGATGTAATCGATAGAAACATATTAGCAGGACAAGTGTTCTTACAACCGGCTAAGACAGCGGAATTCATAGTAATTGATTTCAACATCTTACCAACAGGAGCATCTTTCTCAGCATAATATGAAAATAAACAAAATTAATATTTATTAATACAAATAAAAGGAAAAGAAAATGGCAACAGTATTAGAATACAACGATATGTTCTACAAAACCTGGGAACCGAAAACCAAAGCTCGTTTTAAAATGAGTATAGATGGGATTGATGCATATTTGGTAAAGGCAGGTAATAGACCTCAAATCAACTTTGAAGTTGTAACTTTAGACCACATTAACGTGAAAAGAAAGTTACAAGGTAAAGGTGAGTGGCAAGATATCACACTTACACTTTATGACCCAATTGTACCATCAGGTGCACAGCAAGTTATGGAGTGGGTTCGTTTAGGACATGAATCAATCACTGGTAGAAAGGGATATTCTGAATTCTATAAAAAGACTATCAAAATTGAAATGTTAGGACCTGTTGGTGATGTAGTTGAAACTTGGACTTTATATGGAGCATTTCCATTGCAAGTAAACTTTGGTGAATTAGATATGACATCTAATGACCCAGCACAAATCGAATTGCAAATAGCATATGATTACGCTGTATTAGAATTCTAATCAAAAACATATAAAATTAAAGGGGATACTACAATATCCCCTTTTTTATGCTTTCTAATTTTTTTAAAAAGATGTATTTATATATACAAACTTAAAACAAGTAAAGTTATGAACGAAAAACAATATGATTTTCCAACGGAAGTTATCAGTTTACCATCGGAAGGTAAATTATATCCAAAAGACCATCCATTATCATCTGGTCAAATAACAATTAAGCACATGACTGCAAAGGAGGAAGATATCCTTTCTTCACAAAACCTTATCAAAAAAGGTATTGTGTTAGATAAGTTATTTGAATCGGTTATTGTTGATAATGTTAATATAGATGATATTCTTATTGGAGATAAAAACGCTATTATATTAGCAACAAGATTATTAGGATATGGGCCTACTTATCAAGCATCTGCATATTCTTCTCTAAAAGGAGATGTTATAAATATTGATGTGGATTTATCAAAAATTGAAACAAAAAAAGTAGATATATCCAAATTTGAAAATAAAAATGAATTTGAATTTATTACTCCAACTAGTAAAAATAAATTAACATTTAAATTATTAACTCATGGTGATGAAAAGGCTATCGATAAAGATATTACCGCATTAGAAAAGGTTAATAAAGATACTTCACATGATATTACTACTAGATTTAGACATATAATTAAAGCCGTAGATGGTGATAATAGTGTAGCAGCTATTAATAAATTTATAAATGGATTTTTAGCAAAAGATAGTAGAGCATTTAGAGATTACATTAAAACAATTCAGCCGGACATGGATATGAGAATCACATATACACATGAAGACGGACAAGAGGAGGTACTGCCCATAGTAATGGGCGTAGGGTTTTTTTGGCCTAGCTCCGAATCATAGTATTCAACTCCATACTCAAATTTTTGAGATGGTAAACTATGGTAATGGGTTCACAATAATGGATTTGTATAGAATGCCAACCTATCTTAGAATGTTTTACTACCAACAATTAGTAAATGCTAAGAAAAAGGAAAACGAAGCTATAGAACAACAAAATAAGCAATCAAAAGTTAGGATTAATAGATAGTCCTAACTTTTTTGTTTATATCATATTTATAGTTGTATTATTACAAATAACCGCATATGGCAAAGAAGTATAAAATAAAAAAATCAAATTTAACGGAGTTTTTTGGTTGGTTTTCAAAAAAAGACCCGCCTAAGCAAATTCAACAATTGATTGATGATGATCCTGAGCTACAAAAATTAAGAGATAAGATTGATTCAATAACAAGACAGTCCATTCCCAAATTTGAAAAAATGAAAAAGGAAAATCCTAAAGAATACGAAGCACTTAAAAGTGTAGGATTAGTACCATAATAATTCAATTAAGTAATGGCAACCATAGTACAGCAGGAAGAGCAAAGATTAAAACTATTAGAGCAGATTGAAGCAGCTGAAAAAAGAATTAGTGCGCAAAATGAAAAGATAGCTGTATCTAAAGCTAAAGAAGCTAAACGTCTTGAAAAAGTAATGGCTGCTGAAAAAAAGAGTTTAGAAACACTAAAGGAAGAACTCAAAGTAACTGAAAAACTTTTATCTACAAATCAAAAGAGGTCAGAGACTTTAAAAAAGCAGGCTCAATTTAAAAAAGAAATATTAGAAGATAGTGAAAACGAATTAAAATCATTTTCAAAACTATCAACAAGACTTAAAGCAGCATTAAATGATGAAAGCACAGGTTATAGTGCTATAGCTAGTGTATCTGCAAGAATAAGAGAAATTAATACAAAAATACTTCTTGTTAAAAAAGATGGTAAGAAGTTTACAGACGATGATAGAGCAGCTGCAGCTGATAAATTACAAAAATTATTTAGTGAAAAAGAACTTTTAAAACAGCAAAGAGAAGCTCTTCTTTCACAAGTAGAATCTACTCTTGATATTAGAGATACTACTAAAGGAATGAGTGAGGCTGCAAAAGAAGAATTAAAATTCAAAGAATCTATAAAAGATTTTGATGAAAACACTCAAAAAATCTTTATGGATATGTTTGAGCAACGAAAGGCATTTCTAGCACAAGAAAAAAGAATTGGGGAAATACAAGAACAGCAGAAAAAAATGTATGATGTAATACCAGATGGTTTAAAATCTATAATTGAAGGTGTTAGTACATTTCTTAAAATATCAAGTCTTGTAGTACTTGTTTGGGCTGGTATCGCGGCAATCTTTGCATTGGGTGTAAAGGCATTCACAGAATTATCTGCAGCAGCGAAGAAATTCAGACAAGAAACGGGAATTTTAAATTCTCAAATGGGTGATATTAAAGATAAAGCTGCAGAAGTTACTCAAGAAATGGCTCATTTAGGAGTAGAAGCTGAAGATGTATATAATGTAATTACTGAACTTAAAAACGAATTTGGTGATATAGCTAATATATCAAAAGATACAGTAAGAGCATTAACGGTATTAAATTCTAATTTTGGAATAGCTAACGAAGATGCAACTGAATTTGTTGCTCAATTACAAGCAATGACTGGATTGAGTGAACAAACTGCAACCAATTATGCAATACAGGTAACAAACGTTGCAAAATTGGCAAAAGTAGCACCATCTAAAGTATTTAAAGATATAGCAGAGGCAGCCAAAGATAGTGCTGAATATTTTGGAACTGGATTTGATAATATGGCCAAAACTGCAATTGAGGCTAGAAGACTTGGTACTACTTTAAAAGAAGTAATGGGAGTTAGTGAACAACTTTTAGATTTTGAAGGTAGTATAGAGCAGGAGTTAAAAGCTAATGCATTTGCACAAGGGCAATTTAATTTAACTCAAGCAAGAGCATTAGCAGCAACAAAGGATTATTCGGGTGCATTGGATGAGGTGTTAGACCAAATGGAAAGAGG